TTTGTCTTATTTTTTATTTCTGTTATGGGGTAGGTAATAAAAAAAGGGAGGGGAAACCCCTCCCTTTCCCCAAGTTTGGGGTTAGACTTATTAAAGAAGAATTTTATCGAAATCAGTCTCAGTCATAGTGTACGCAAGTACATTCTCTTCACCGATTAGAGTAAGCTGGTAACGGTTCTTGTCGGTACGAGCAGCACCAGAAGCTCCGTCAACAGTTCCAGCGTAAAGACCGAAGTCAAAACCTACAACGTGGCAAGTACCAGCAGCAGTCTTAACGAAAGCAACGATTTCAGCGCCAGGGGTAGCGATAGTTTCGAAAGCATTACGCTTACCGGCATCCATACGAAGGAATTCCATCGTGATGGTAGGAACAACAGCAGCAGAGCCGTCAGCGTTTACCGTTTTAACGTCGGTAAAGTTAGAGAAAGCATCTTTGTTGTTGAATCCAAGTTCAAGAACGTCAGCTCCCGAGCTAACGAGGCCAGTTCCAGTAATAGAAGCAACTCCAGTGTTAACTGAAAGACCGCCGCTAGCTGTCAAGTCAGCCTTGTCTACAAGGTAAACCGTCTTGAGTCCACCGCTAGAAGCGGTTCCACAAGCGTAAGAAACTGCAAGACCAGTAAAATTAACAGGACATCCCATTTTATTATATATTTTAAATGAGAGGGGGCTTTCGCCCCCCTCGGTTATTTATTAGGCGAAGTTCTTGGCGTAAACGATTTCTTCACCTTTCAGGTAAGAGAATCCAAGCTTGAACTGGCCCCAGATTTTGTCGCTAGAAAGCTCTGATTCGTACTTCATATCGATAGCACGAACGTCACTGTAGTCGTCGGTCAACATAACGATGTTCTCAGGAGCAGAGATGATGAACTCACCAGCAGCAAGTGAAGAGAAGTGGATAACCTCCATACCGTAGTAGGCAGGAATGTTTCCTTCAACAACGCCCTGAGCAGTCGTAGTGTACAAACCAGCGATAGCGATTTGGTAAGCTTGAATAGCGGCAGTTCCCATAAAGAAGGCAGGCTTCAATTGACGGTCAGCATCACCATAAACAGCAGACAACATATCGGCGCTCATTACTTGGTAAGCACCTTCCATTTTCTCGAGGATGTTAGCAGAAGTAAGGGAAGCGTTTGTGTCGTAGTCAAGAACAGTAGCATCGGCAGAAAGCTCGGTAGCTAGAGCAGTGGCAGCAAGCTCAAGAGCCTTCTGAGCAGACAACTTAGCGAAGTAATCGAAAACCCAGTCTTTGAACTGAGAGTCCATAGTCTCTTCGTTGTGTTGGCCTTGCTTAAGAAGCACAGAGCGGTAGGTAGATTCTAGAACGTTTTTGCAGTTCAAGAAAGCCCACTTGTAAGTCTCAACAGTCATCTCTTTCTCACCGATAGATGCAGAACTAGCAGGAGTGAAAACACACAAGTCATTACCAAAGGTCAAGCTAGCATCGAAGATGGGTACTTGTACTTTTGATTTGACACCGTCAACAAGACGGAATCGGTCCAACACTTTGGCACTCTTTACCATTGAATCGATAAAGAGGTCGGGGGTGCGGTTTCCCCAATCTAAAGTTGCAACTGTAATTGCCATTTTATTTTGAAATTTTATTAATATACAAATTAGTAAAGACGCTTGCCAAAGAACTTGTCAATCATCTTGATTTTGTCAGAGGTGATTCGTTCGAATTTAACCGTCTTATCAACAGGCTTAGCTTCCTCTTCTTCGCCAGCTTGTTCAGCGGACAATGCCAATTCAGCTTCTTCGACAGAGGCATCCTCTACCTCTTCTAGTTGCACTTCTGCAACTGGCTCTTCAACTACTTCCTCAACAACCTCTTCAAGGACAACTTCCTCTTGAGCTTCTTCGGCGAGTTCTTCGGTTTGCTCTTCAGCTACTTCTTCAGCAGCTTCTTCAGCAGTTTCTTCTGTAAGGGCTTCTGTAGCCTCTTCTGTTGCTTCAACGACTTCATTGAACTGCTCCTGAGACTCAGCCCAAAGTTCCATCAAAGCTTCAATCTGTGCATTTTGAGCAGAGATAGTAGCCTCCATTTTAGCGAGGCGCTCTCCTAACTCAATAGCGAATTTGAAATCCATATCACTTTCGAATTTATGTTCTACCATATCAAAATTTTTAACCTCAATAGAAAATCCATTAAGGCCGCTAGCTTTAATCTCATCACGAATCTCTTCGGACTTAACGTAAGCTTTAGCAAATACAGTTCCGACTGGTAAATCGAAACCGTAAGAATTGCTTTTGTCCTCATCGGTCTCCTTCATCCACATCTCAAGCATATAGACCTCATCGGTCTCGTATTGGTGCTGGATGTTGAACGAGTTGTGAAGACCCTTTTCTGCGTAGCTCATCATCATCTTCTCGATGGTCTCTACAGAAAACTGGACATAGTAACCACCATTTTCTCCTTGGCGGTAAA